TGACTGGGGCTGGATACCCTACACATTGGACCCAGCAGACACTGACATGACTATCAACAACGACGATCTTCTAGCTGCAATGAAAGCCGCTGGTGATGTCGAAGCATACGTCCCGCCCACTCAAGCTGAACTTGATGCTATGCTGTCTGAGCAGCTTCGTGAGAAGCGCGGCGAATTGCTTATTGAAGTAGACGCCATCGCTGGCAATGCCCTGCGCTGGGCTACTCTCTCAGCAGAACAGCAGGACGCTTGGGCAGTCTACCGTCAGGCGCTGCTTGATGTGCCGCAGCAAGCTGGCTTCCCGAATGATGTCGTGTGGCCTGTTAAGCCTTAAACTAAAACAAAACAAGTGGGGCCTTCGGGCCCTGCTTTAACCCTTAAACAATAACAGTCCAAGGAATCTTTTATGTCCAAAAAACAGTCTCGTTATTCCGTTAAAGCCAACGCACGTATGCCAAAACATATGGCCCAGGAAGAAAAGTATACTAGTTACCCACGAACAAGTTTTAATCTTTTACCTAAGAACGAGAAACAAGATACTCTTATCTCTTCAATCAAGAAAGCCCCCATTACAGTAACAATTGGTTGTGCTGGGACGGGGAAAACCTACTGTAGTGCAGGGACTGTTGCACAACTCTTTATGGGTGGTAGGTACAAAAAGATTGTGCTCACACGAGCTAACGTACCAACAGGGAAGTCACTTGGACACTTTCCTGGGACTATCGAAGAAAAGATGACCCCGTGGCTTATGCCCATGCTAGAAGTACTTACAAAGGCTTTTGGCAAAGGTAAGTATGAGTACATGTTGGCCAAGGGTGAAATTGAAATTCAACCTATTGAAACTATTCGTGGACGTTCTTACGAGAACGCTCTTGTTCTAGTGGATGAAGCACAGAACCTTTGCATGGAAGAACTAAAAGCAATTACTACTCGTTTAGGGCAAAACTCTAAGCTCGTACTAATGGGAGACCCTGCTCAGTCTGATGTGAGAGACGGTAGAGACCTTGTAACCTTTGCTAGAAAAATTAATAGAGCAGGAATCGACCTCCCAATCATTGAGTTCGGAGTAGACGACATTGTTCGTAGCGACATCGTAGCAGACCTTGTTCGTCTGTTTATTAAAGAAGACATGTAGAGAGCTACACAGGGTGAGCAACTTAGGCTACTGTATGGGGATACCTATGTAGTTACTTGAGAGGCTCACCTCTGTGCCACTCTGTAGGAGTTAGAATGAAGTATTATGAAAAAGAAGAGATGTCGGAGGCTTTGCAACGAGCCTGTCGAACAATAGATCTCTTAACAGAAAGTTGCACAGAATATACACGCGGGGTTAATGACTGTTTCGCCTTACTCGCTGAGTACGACTATGAACTCAGAGGAAAGACCAAGGCTAGAGACATTATTAAAGAACCCTACAGCTCTATTAAAGGTTGGCTTAAACTCCTACTTAAATCGGGCTATACTGTTGAAAGTTACGCCGAATATTGCGGTTATGAAGTGGTCAAAAATAAAAGACCAGAGCTAGGGGATATTGCTTTCCACTCAGGGGCCATGGTAAACAATGGTGACTTTTGGGTCTCAACAAATGAAAATAACAGCGGCACTGAAGTCATCAGGCAAGCTCTTTTCTTAGAGCGGCGGGTGCCTTTAATCGCTAGACCACTTAGGAGTCAATAATGTCGGTATACTATTTTAACGGTGCTCAAATTTTGGCACCACTTACAATTACTTCAAACGAACCTATTTACGAGGTAGACACGGTTTCTCTAAGGAAACAAAGAGCTTCTCAGGGGGTTCAACGCTGGGAGTTGGCTTTTAACACAGTTGGAACAGCGGAAACACAGGTAGACATCTTTCTAGGCGCTGTGGTTGACAATCAAGAAGTTCAGTCTATGGTTATGCCTCAGTTGCCTCAAGTTGATGCAAAAACAACACTAAGTCAACCTACGCTTAACATGTTTGGCACTACTGTAGCTGGAGCTACCACTACGCTATTAGTTGGAACAAGTGCCGCTGGTTTTATTCCAAAAGGAACTTTCTTTAAATTCTCCAATCATGACAAGATTTATGTTACAACTAACGATGTTCAAATGGGAAGCACAAACCAGTTTATGAACTTTTACCCAGAACTACGAGTACAAAACACTAACACTAACACTGTTAGATTTGGTAGCGGGGCTGTTTTGTCCTACTATAGAGATATTAACAACCAGACAGGTATCACCTTTTCCGATGGTGTTCTCTCTAACGCAGGTACAATTTCAATTATAGAGGCCTTGTAATGAGACAGTTTTCAACAGCAGTACAGAATGTTATTAATAGTGACAATATGAGATTTGCTTTTCTAATTAAGCTAGAATTTAATACTACCTACTATCTAACTTCTTTTAATAGAGACCTTGATTACAACGGTAATACCTACTTGGCAAACGGAGGTCTTTACGAGTTTGACTCCCCAAAGTTCTCTTCGGTAGTTGATAGAGAGTCTTACAAAATTGTTATCTCAGAGGTGCTAGACACCCTTTCCGCAGAGTTCAGAGCTAACGTTGTCGGTAAGCCTATTAGTGTTTTTGTAGCTCTTTTGGACGCTAACGGTAATCCTTTGCTTAGTCCAAATGATGTTCTAAGTGTTTACAAGGGCTACGTTGACAGCCCCTCCATTACAAACGATTTTGAACAAAAGCTAGCAGTCATCGAAGGAACCTCCCCCATGTCTGATCTTGATATGGTTCGTTCTTTTATGACGTCAAAGAATGGTATGGAGCAGGTTAGCCCTGACGATACCTCTTTTAAAGAGATTTTTGAAAATAAAGAAATAACAGTAAAGTGGGGTAAGGTATAATGGATAAATTGTTGCTTAACCTCATTATCACGGTAGCCTCTACCGCCTATCAGATCTCCCAAAATAACAAAATGAAGCGGGAAGCCGACAAGCGCAAAGGTTTTAACTTAACAATCTCAGGACAAGCAGTTAGTGTCCCTGTGGCTTACGGTAAGAACTCACTGGGCGGTATCGAGGTAAAACATCTCGTTCGAGGTAGCTACACTTCTGCTACAAACAACGCAAGTAAAACCTTTTCAGAGAGTTTTGCAAATACTTCAAAGAGCGGCTCTAAGAACGAATACTTAACAGTACAGTATGCTCTTTGCCATGAAGGCATTGAGGGTGTTCAGTGGGTTAAAGTGGATGGTATAGACTATAACGACAGTTCTAAAAAGTTTAATCACATAATTCGTACCCACAACAATGGCGGGGCAGCTGATGCAATTGCTACTGCAAACACTATTGACCCTAACAACAAGTTTACAAACACTGCTCATGCTTCTGCAACGTTTAAGCTGAACCGTAATGACTATAACTATAACGGCATTCCTCAAATGGAATTTCTTGTTAAAGGTCGTAAAGTAAAGTGGGTTAAAGAACTCAATGGGGTTTACTCCTTAAGCACCGACAGAGTTTACTCAAATAACCCTGCTCTTTGCCTTCTTGACTACTTGATGAATTCAAAGTTTGGCAGAGGTTTGTCAGTTAACGAAGTTGATCTTGAGTCTTTTTACAACTCGGCAGCTGTTTGTGATACTATTGTAGCAACCGAAAGAACAGTAGCAGGGCAAGTAAACGGTCAAAAGACTGTTCATACAGTAGCAGATAATGGTTCTCGCCCAACAAATCTTGAAAAACACACTTATGAAAATGAGCTTTGGCTTACTCAAGACTCCGGTAAATACTGGTATTGGAACAAAACAGTTTGGGTTGAAACTACACTAACTTCCACAAGACCAATTCCTTTATACGAGTGCAACTTAACGCTCGATACAGAGGACAACATTCGTAATAACATTGAACGTATTATGAACACAATGGGGCTTGCAGAGCTAACTTGGTCTTCTGAGGGCAAGTATAAGTTGCTTTTAGAGCACCCGAAGACAGAAGCAGAACTAAGTAACTTGGTTGATGCTAACCATCACTTTACTGATAACGACATTATCAGAGATGAATCAAGCCTGTCTTGGCCCAGCGCCTCTAGCAGGCTAAACCAAGCAACCATTAGCTTCCTTAATG